TTATCTCCATTGTATGTACATTCATAATACATTCCGTCAAATAGAGTTGTACTAAGTAATGCTTTATTGTTTTGTAATGTTTTGCAACACCATACCATATATACATCATCTGGTTTAATTTGTTTTTTATCTGTTTTATCCAAATGTTTATTAGTATAGTCACACACCTCTTGTTTGCACCATTCTAAAAATTCTTTTTCATTCATATAATTTTCCTCCTCTAATCTTCCAGTCTATCTATTCCATATTCTTTAGCAATTTCATGTTCAATTTTACAACCTCTTGCATTTCTCCAATCTCCTCCGAAATATGCGACATCAGCNTGTGAAAGAAGTTGTATTGATTTACCTAAATACCAAACTGGAATTTGTTTATTAATTTCACCAGGATAATCGCTAATAAATGAATCTATTAACTCAACTGGTTCTCCTATAGTTTTTTCTGCTTTCATACGAATTTCTTCTCTAGTATTTAAAATTTCTTCATCTGTAAGACCTCTCATTGGTTGTGATATGAATAACTTTTTCATAATTAAATCCTCCTAATCATTCCTCGATGGTGTAGAAACAGCGACAACAAGGGTGTCTAGGGACTTCTATCTTATCTTTAAGATTAAACTCTTTATCGTGATACTGGCCACAGTCGTCACATAATTTATTATCTAAAGTAGCATTGTATTTAACTTTTTTTACTCCTACTTCTTTGCAATACCTATCAAAAGCATTACTTGAGCATCTGGACACCTCTGTTTCTACTAGCCTTTTACTGTTATAAGCACTAGTATTATAAGTTTTTACAATATCTTTCTTGATTTGATTAACATTTACCTTACCTTTTAGAAAATCATTTACTTTTCTATGTAAGTGATTGGCAACTTCCTTTTCATTGGTCCACACACGTTCGCTAAAATGTTTTCCCTTAAAATTTGCATCTATAATCTTCTTAACATCCTTAAGCCCTTCATTATAGTGGTAAAAACTAAAGGTTTCTTTAACAACTTTAGATAAAATTTCTTCAATAATTTTCTCTTGAGAAGCAGCTTGACCTTTAGATATATCAATTATTAAGTTAGACATTTTTTCATATTCTTTATCTCTTGAACTTTTATCCATAACCATAACATCATTAGCAATTGTATAGGTTAATAGTATATTAGCAACTTCCTGAAGTATTTTATCCCTATCAACTCGTTTAAACTTATAAATTTTCCTTAACTCTTTTTCAGCAAATTTATAAAGACTTTCTATAAATAATTCTTCCTTAGTCACTTACATCACCAAACCTATCTAGATCTATTTCGTCGCTTTTCTTGTAGTCTTCTATCAATTTTATTTCCCTATCAGGATTATTAACAAAACTTAATTGAGCTAAGGCTGTCTTTAGAGAAATATTTTCACCTATTCCAAACTGGCTTAGGGTTTGAGCTATCAATAAATCATCTTGAGGAATATTCAATGTAAACTTAACTGATACGTCCCTATAATCATAATTTTTATTTTCAACCTCATTAAACAGCTTAAATAAGAAATACATTCGACCTTGAATTATATTTTTCATAGATCCTTCACTATCTCTTACACGCTGCTCTAGACCTATTAATCTATTTCTTAAAGCACTTCCGGATGTATTACTTTGAAGTTTTTCGTTAGTATCTATATGATTGCTAATCTCATAGATATTTTTTTTAATTGTATCTAAAGTATTTTGTACAAAGGTATCATTAATATCTTTAGTTAAAAACTTTATAATCACATCTTTTTCATTGGCATTAATAATGCCTTTTTCTTTCATATAATCAAGTTGTGTCTTACCGTATTCATCTTTAGATGTATAATCTATAGTACAGCCAAGCATAATTAAATAAGCTAGTCTATAATCAGAGATTTCATTAACTATATCACTTAAATTAGTTTCATAAGCATCCTGTAAGTCTTTCAATTCATTAAATAATGTATCATGTTCTTTATAGGCACTTACATAGCCAGCTTTTACAGGAACTTCTCTAAATATATTTTCAGTAGGCTTAGCTACTTCTGAAAAACTATCATCAACATGATATATAAGATCTGGTGTATAAATATCTATATACTGTTTAGTATCAAATTTCTTTTTGAAAAATCTCAAAAACATAGTAGCATTCCCAAAATCATCGGTATATAAATATCCATCTCTAGGACTAACTATCTTAGCATTAAACAATAGTTCTTCTCCTATTTTAGAAGTATAATATAATTCAAATACACTACCATAAGATAACATATCTCTAAGTAGCATTTTATCGTGATTTTTATTCCAATGTGATAATTTGAAATTAACAAATTCAATTTCTTCAGAATTATCACTCTTACTTATATAAGTCGGTTTATTAGATAAAAGGTAAGACACCTCTTCTTTAATAAACTTCTTAATAAAATTAGTTCTAACTTTTAAATTACTTCTTTTTGGATTATTTTTATATTCCCTATAGCCATCACTTTTTCCAGTAACACAATAATCATAAATTTTATCATAAATTATTTTTCTGCTTTCATAATCTGCTTTAATATTACTTAGAAGTTCTTTATTTTTCTCAATAAAATTCATTCTCTCCCTCCTTTCTAAAATAAGCTACCTCTACTTATAAAATTGAGGCTAGCTGGAATTTTAATCTGATCTATCCTTATCCAAAATTCTGCAGCAACATCTGGAGCATCATCATGAGGGCTGTATTTCTGCCCCGCAAATTCCATAATCTGAGCAATAAAGTCCTCATCTTCACTGCAAAAAATAAATTCCCCACGATTTACGTAAGGAATTATAGTAGAAATCTTATCATCTTTGTTTTTTCGTTGAGTCTCATTTATGATTATTATTTTCCTGTGCTTTAAAATATTATGTTCTTTTAATTTCTTTTCAAGCTGATTTGCATCAGCTCCGTTAAAAGTATTTTTTTCAATAAATACATGAGTGATATCTTCATATTGCAATATTAACTCAATCATATGATCTACATATTTATCAAATTCTTGTCTTGCATTAATTTTAGCAAGTTCACCTTTTCTACAATATTTCAATTTATTATCAGCTGTTGAGCCTACCATATAGGCACTATAGTCATTTTTACGACCACCGCCTGCAGCTGGATCCACTATCAACATTGTTTTAATAAAATTATGTTTTTCAATTTCTTCCCTAGTTTCAGTTCTAATAGTTTTGAACCACTTTTCGCCAATACTATCTACATCACCTTGAACCTCTTGCTTAAATGAGTTAGGATTCTCATAGTAATCAAGTGCAAGTTCTAAACAATCCCAAAATTCACTCCATAAACTATCAAATTGCATTTCATTTTGATGTTGATAATAGAATTCTTTAGCGTCTTCTAAGCGATTTTCATTTTTATAGTTATTTAAGATTTTTTTAAATTCTAACCATAGACCTGAATTAAAATACTCATCAACATCATCCACTAAAACACCACGTTCTTTTTTGAAGGTCCAAGTAGGTGTTTTTATTAACCTTGAGTAGAAACATTCTTTATGCTGCTGAGTTCCCCAAGCCATAAGAACAGTGCCCTTTTTAATAACTTTACCATTTCTTTTAACTGGCCTCTGCTTAGCGAACTTAACATCATCAGAATACCTCTTCCATTTCTTTTCCCTGGCCTCTTCAGTTCTAACATCATCTTCAGATTGATAGTCATCCAATATTATTAAATCAGGACGAGTATTTCTATATTTACGCCCTCTCATAGGAGAAGTTGAAGAAATTGCTTCAACAAATGTTCGATTCGTAAACTCTAGTTGAGTTGCATTACAAATAAAATCCCTATTTTTATCATCAAGCATCTTACCAAAAGCACTTTCAATATAAGAATTTTCTAACATATTATCTTTTATATCTTTTATAAATTTTTCTGCAGTAGATCCTATATCAGAACAAATAAGTATATATGTTTTATGTTTATAGGCGACACTCCAGCAAGCAGGTCCCAAAGTACCAAAGGCAGATTTTCCAGTACCTCTTGGAAGAACTCTTCCTAACTGCTCTGGACCATTACCTATAATACTTTCCTGTATATCCTTCCACAATTCTTCATGTACTTCTGCTATTGGAGCTGCGGCATTATCTTCCTTTGGTAAATATATATCCTGTAAAAAATACATACAAAAAAACTCTAATGAAATTTGCCCTAGTTGCCATGCTAATCCATGGTAACCAAACAAATTTTTAGAGTTTTCTATCATTCTTTTATCTGTTAATTCCTCAGCTCTATCTTCAGGAATACCTATGTCAATGTAAGATTTTTTTAAGTAGTGATAAAGCAACCATTTATTACGAGCTTCATCACTAGGAAAATCAAATGGTATTTTCANGCTTTATCACCCTCTCTATTT